AAAAAATCTGATGGTTTCACTGTGCCAAACATCTGCATTTATGCTGTCAAAGATGTTAAAGTGCCGCGGTTCTTTCCGCCGTTTCAGTCCGAAAATGAGGATGTTGCAATGCGTCAATTCGCGGCTGCATTTTCGGGTAATTCTATGATGTCGGAAAATCCACATGATTATGAATTGTATCAACTTGCGTATTACAATCCACAAACCGGATTAATTATACCTTTAGATTCTCCCGCGTATACGATCAACGGTGTTGATGTCGTTAAATTAACCGAGATGCGGTCAAATGCGGTCACTTATTCTTGACTCAATTTATCAAATTAATCAACTTTATCAATATGATTAACAAAATTACAAAATCAAAAAACCGCGATGAAATACACCAACCCGTAACTATTAAAACAGTTGTTCGGGAAAACGGCACTCGTCGCGTCTCTCAATCATTTAAAAATGTTGAATCTCTTACCGAAAAGAGCGACATGCCTCTTACATCTATTCGAAACCTTCTAAAACGTGGATTTGATGTACACGACGGAGCGGACGATCAACAGTTTATCGATCTAACGCAGTTTAGCGATTTTCAGGAACAGATGGAGCGTGTTGCCTCTGCTCATGATTCATTTGAGCAACTCCCTGCCCGTTTGCGGGAACGTTTCCGAAACGATCCTGCTGAAATGATTAATTTCGTCCAGAACCCGAATAACACAAATGAATGCATTCAACTCGGTCTCATCCCTCAGCCTAAGCCAACTCCTGGGGGCGACAATCCTGATTCTAAAACTCCTTCTCCCGTCAATAATACCGATAATTCTCCTGATTCTAACAATTCTAACAATTCTAACAATTCAAAAAAAGATCAGATAAAAGAGAAAGCTTAAACAATAGCACCATTGCCTCCCTTGTTGCAATGGTGCTAACTGACACCAAAACTTGTTTTGATGTACCCCAACCTCTCCCGAAGGGAGAAAATAACTGAGCGTAGCGAACAAATTTAACCCCCCCCGGAGGGAACAAACACTAAATCTAACAAATCATGAAACGATCATTCAGGAACAAATCCGCAACCCGTCCTCATTCATTCCATCGTGGCGAATCTCCCACAAAACCACGATCTCGATTTAAACAGCCTAGCAAATACACAACTACGTTTGATGCTGGTGATCTCATACCTTATTACCTTAAAGAGGTCCTGCCTGGTGATACAATTAGTCTATCCAGCACAATGATTGCCCGGCTAACTACTCCCCTCTACCCGTTCATGGACAACGTTCATATTGATACACAATACTTTTTCGTTCCTTCTCGTCTTGTCTGGGAGAACTGGGAGCGATTCCACGGAGCACAGGACAACCCTACCGATTCAACTGATTATTTAATTCCTAAAGTCACCTGTCCGCCTGGTGGCTGGCCGGAAAATTCTATTGCCGACTATTTCGGCATTCCCACAAAAGTGGACGGTGCCGACGTCAATGCCCTTCCTTTTCGTGCTTTGAACCTCATTCGAAACGAATGGTATAGAGACGAAAATCTTCAAAATTCCTCCGTTGTAAACCTCGACGATGGCCCGGATGATGCTGCTGATTATCCCATGCTCAAACGTGGCAAACGTCATGACTATTTTAATTCTGCTTTGCCGTGGACTCAAAAAGGTGATCCTGTCGGCGTGCCTATTGGCGATGTTGCTCCTGTTATTGGCATTGGCAAATCTGACCAAAACTACGACCCTACTAATCGCACTGTTTACGAAACCGGAGCGACCGGGACAACTACCTATGATGCTGCCACTTTACTTGGCGACCCGTCGGGAATGTTTATTCAGGAAGACCCCGACAATCCCGGCCATCCCGGCGTTTATGCTGACCTCTCCACCGCAACCGCTGCAACCATCAACGACTTGCGTCTAGCGTTTCAAACTCAAGCTTATCTCGAACTTAACGCACGAGCTGGTACTCGTTACCCCGAATATCTACTTGCTCAATGGGGAGTTAATTCCCCTGATGCCCGTTTGCAGCGTCCCGAATACCTTGGCGGTGGCACCCAAACTATGGACACATTTCAAGTCCCAAACACGGCTCAAGGTGTTGATGCTCTTGGTAATCTGGGAGCGTATAGCCAGGGTGTCGCGTCTCATGGATTTATGAGGTCATTTTCCGAGCACGGCTATGTCATTGGCATTGTGTCCGCTCGGTCTGACATGACGTATCAACAAGGGCTTCCCCGCATGTTTTCCCGTGAGGATGTTCTGGACTTCGCCTTGCCTATATTTTCTCACATTGGCGAACAAGCAATTCTTAACAAAGAGATTTATTTTCAAGGCACTCCCGCCGACGAAGAACCATTTGGCTACACCGAACGCTACAACGAGTATCGATATGAAATTTCAAAAGTTACCGGGCGGATGCGGTCAAACTCCACTCAACCACTTGACGCCTGGCACTTAGCCTTTGATTTTGCTGATCTACCCGTTCTCTCTGATTCATTTATCCAGGAGGCCCCGCCGATTGATCGCGTCATCGCTGTACAGGATGAGCCACAATTCAAACTGGATGTTTTAAATAATTGTATAGCAACGCGTTGTCTACCCGTGCGTGGCACTCCAGGAACACTATTTAGATTTTAATATTATGGTTGAAGGATTACTTTCAGGTCTTGGCGGTGGTATGTTTGGCGCTGCTTCCGCTGCTGCAAATGCTAAATTACAATACAAATATGCGAAAAGGATGGCGCTTAAAAGTCCGTCTTGGAATCGCAAAGGCCTCAAGGCAGCTGGTCTCAATCCAATTCTCGCTGCAAATCCGTCCGGCGGGTCTCCGTCTGCCGGGATGCCGTCCGGTCAGGCTCCCGACATTGCCGGATCGGCCAGTAAAATGGCGGATGTTGGCGTTAAGCAGGAGCAGGAAAAAGTTGCCAGGAATCAGGCCGACATTACCGCTGCTATGGCTGCCCAGGAGCGAAATAGAATGAATTGGTCTAACATGACGCACAATTTTCTACGTAATCAGCCTAAAGATGGTTTTCTTATTCGTATGGCTGCTGCAAATGCTGCAGGGGTACCGACTAAAGACCTTGGTGAAGCAGGTGTTTTACATATGCTACTAGGTCCTAAATCTCCTACACCGCGGACTGTAAAACCAAAATCAAAAACGCCTGAATATATGGGTGTCCCTATTTGGCGTTGACATTATGCAAATTAATTTCGATTATTATGTCGTTATGTCAAAATTCAGAAAAAAACTCTCTCGCGGTCGTTCTGCTCGTGTTTTTCGTCGCGGCAAACGGGTGCACAAACGTAACCGCCTTACAATGCGGTCCCTCCTCATGCGTGGAGGCTACCGGATTTAAATTTAGTGTCCTGCTGGGCACTCGGATTGAAAACACAAAAGAGGAGCGGCAGCCCTAGGGTTGTCGCTTTTTTTGGTATGGGTTGTCGCACTCCAATCCGAATGTTCCGGGATAAACGCGGTCGGTCTGCGTCTGGAGCGTGGCCGCTGGTTTCAAATCCGTCTGACGCGTACTCCGATTTGCCGGTTGATATACCGTGCGGAAAATGCATTTTTTGTCGCCTTAAAAATTCGATGTCTAAGGCAATTCGGATCGAGCACGAAAGCCGCTACTGGGAAACTGCTTCTTTCCTCACTCTGACATATGATGACGAGCATTTGAGATATAGCATTAAGGGCATTTCCACGCTCACCCGAGGCCAGGGCGGAGACATGACATTATTTTTAAAACGTCTTCGCAAATACCTTGATAAAATCAAAGTCAAATATTTCCAGTGTGCGGAATATGGCGAAAATACGTTTAGGCCTCATCATCATGTAATCCTTTATGGTTTTGATTTTTCTCACAATCGCACGGTAATTAACGAGCGTCCTACCCTTTATAATTCTGTGGATCTGGATGCCCTTTGGAGTCTCGGCACGTGTTACATTGGGACTGTAACCTGGCAGTCTGCCCAATACGTTGCCTCTTACTGCGTAAAAAAACTAATAGGAGACGACGCCTTGACCACGTACGGAGAGGCTGAAATTGAGCCTCCGTACATGACGTCGAGTCTAGGACTCGGCAAACAGTGGATCACTGACTGGATGGATGATATTTACCCACGGGATCGAATTATTGTAAAAGGGAAACCGATTAAACCGCCCAGGTACTATGACCAGCAGCTACAAAAA